TGCAAATATAAAAAACTATTTCAATCTAAACAAATTTGTTTATAAATTAATTGCTCTTGTTCTTCAATTGTTCCCAAAAATAGCAATTTAACTTTATCGTATGGAGTGATATTTTCAGATTTCCATGCTTTTAATTTAGCAGTTTTGTCATCTTCATCCTTTGCTGAAAAAGTATAGTTAACAAATCGACTATTTTTCTGAATTATTAGTTTGTAACATTCCATAGCTATCTTAATACATTACTTAAATATTCATCAATAATCTGTTTACAATGTTCAAAACCAACTCCAAACGTAGCGTAATATCCTAGCTTGTTTAGTTCATCAATTGCCTTTTGTTGTCCTTCTAAATGTTCGTTTTTAAGTAAAGTACCATCTTTTTTAAATGGGCTTTTAACTTTTAATTCAATCGCTAAACCATCATAGTAATAATTAGGAAACAATACGAGCAAATCAGGACATTTGAAGCCATCTTTTTGAATTGCTTTATTTCGTCCTGCTTGGCTTTGTGTTAACTTTAAACTTGTTCCTGTGCTAAGATATAACACGTTCGGATATTGAGCGTTTAAATAAGCGCAAATTGATTTTTGTAGATTGTATTCGGGGTGGTTCATTGGTTTTGAATGTTTTCTGTTGCTTTAATTCCAAAAGTATAACCGTTATGTGGCTGCCAAATATTACCACATTCTTCACATAAATGTTTTTTATGCAATCTTTTAGCCCATTCATCTTTATCTACATGATGCGTGTTACAATTAGGGCAATAAATATCCTCATGATATGAGAATGAACCAAAAACTACGTCTTTTTTTTTCATAATTTTATATCAAATAAGTAAATAATAAATAAAGAATATGCTGTTATCAGAAATACTTTAATCCATGCTTTTGCAAAATCAGGAGCGTATAAAGTGTATCCTTTTTTTATTATTATGTATTTATAAATTATTGGAGTTAAAAATAATGCTAATCCAATCGCTACTGATAATGTTATTTTATAAGTATTACACATATTTAGATTCTAATATGTCGTGAATGTTGTATCTTACTTCTATTGTTTCTTTACTCCATCCACCTAATCTATAATATGATTCTGATTCACAGTAAAAACACCCATCTCTATAAACAACTTTCATTGGTGATTTTTCAGTATCAATAATATCTCCTTCAAAAATCTTATTATCATTTTTGTCTAGTAATCCAGTGAATTGGCAAACTGTTTCGGATTTTACATGATGGTAAGTATTTTGAGTTGCTTCATCAAATGGCTTCCAATAAATTAAATGGCTTCCATCAGGTCTAAAAATATAATAACCAAAAACCCATTCGTTATTATCAATTCTTTTTGCTTTAAATAAAATTTCTCTTTTCATAATCATATTTTTTTGTTCGTATAAATCTAATTAAAAAAGGGGAAAAACTAGCATTTAACCCCTATTTTTTACCTAACCGTAAACAAAAAATAATTATGATACGGCTAAGATAGGAAAATTTAAGCTACTTCCATCGTTTTTTTAAGTTCTTCCTGAAGTAATCGCATTTCAAAATAATTGTTGCATGACATTACTTTTTCTATTAGTGATTGTTCGTAAACAACATTATCACTTTCTTCTATTTCAATATCAAATATCTTTGACTCAACTTGATTTTTAACAATTAGAAAGTCAGGATATTGTTTGATGTTTTTTATTAATGTATGGTACTTTTCGATACTATTCATAACCGTTCCATGTTGTTTAATACCTAATAAGTCGCCAATTCTTCTGTAAGTCCATCCAGCGTCTTTATGTAGATAATAAGCTAAAATACATCTAGGATATAAATAGTCATTTGTTCTACATTTTTTAGTGAGATCCATTTCTATAATCAGTTTTTCAACTAATTCAATGTTTAGTGTTTTCTTCATCTTCGTTAATTCTAATTTCGTTTACTAAATCGTCCATTCGTTTTACAATATCAATGTAGTTTTGAGATTGCTCACTATCTAAATTCTCGGTAGTTTTTTCTACTTCTTTTTCAATGAATGAATAAAAGTTTTCACAACGCATTTTAAATTCTCGCTTATAAATTAATGTGTTGCTAAGCTGGTCGATTGTATGAATTACACTTTGCATCTGTAACATTAAAGCAAGTGTTAAGTCCATTTGGTGTTTCATTTCTTTGGTCATTGAATAGCTTTTATCTGTTTAAAAATATGTTCTGCTTTTTCGTTAAATGTCATTCCTTCACCTTCGTTAACTGTTGATTGAATTTTAATTTTAGGAATGTAAACGTTTTCTTTAGTTTGTGGCTTAGTGTCTTTGTTTAGCCATTTAGTTATTGCTTTCATATTTATTATTTTTTTATTTCATTTGATTGCCAAGCATCTCTTTTTATAACAAGTTTTTTTGGCGTTAAATCTTTCTTTAATTCAATTCCATGATATACACAACATGGTTTATCTCTTAGATTTGAGAACGAATATTTTATTCTTTCAATCTTAATGCTACCAATATGGTCTGTGAAAATATCTCCAATTTTATAAGGGTTATTATAATCACAAAAATCTTTTATTATTTGTTTTCTATTTAAACTATATTCTTGCTCAAGTTGAGAAAGTTTAGAATCCATTTCTTCTTTTGTCATGTTAAATCTTTTCAATAGCTTCAATAAGCTGTTTTGTGAATAACTCTTTTTGTCTAATTGTAGCATCTAGGCTTTCTTGTACTTTGTCGAAATCTTTAGGCTCGTATGGAAATACAAAGCCCTCATCATTCAAACTTTTCATTGTAGTTAATTTGTTTTCAAGTGCTTCAATTCCATCTGTGCAATCTTCAATCTGTTTTACCAAATAACTGCACGAATCAATTAGCGGTTTAACCTCTTTGAATACAAACGGCTTTTTAGTTAGTTTAACGCATTCTTCTACTACAAATTTACCTAGAATGCTTTTTGTCATTTGTTCGTTATCATTTGCCATATCTGCAATTGTTCGAACGATTTGTTTTGATGTTGTCATGATTATTTATTTTTAAATACTAATTCTTTTTTACACCCTTTTTCTATAAAGTACCAATTTTGTAATTGATGCACATAATTAATCCATGATGGTATATCTTCAGAAACCAAATCTTCAGGCAACCTAAACAACCATTCTTCTGTTAGTTGAATTGGTCTTGCACTTGATAAATCTGTTTGTGTAAGATCTTCAATTTCTAACTGTTTATCGAAATATAGATTGCAATGATATTCACTATACCAATTCAACCAATTCCCAACTCTTAATTCACTTTTTTTCATAATTATTTTTTATTAACTATATTTGATAACGAAATGTATAAGTTTGATAATGCAATTGAATAATTTGCTTTTACTTGCTTGTCATTTGTCTTATAAATCTCATTTCTTATATTAGAAATTTCACCTTCTATCATTTTTCTTAATTCACTTGGAGTCATAATTATTTAATTTTTAAAGTTTCAGGTTTAACATAAATCCATCTTCCATCTATCCAAAGAAGGACTTTTAAATCTTCGCAAATGTATTTTTGAATAAGGCAAGCTGAACTTATCAACTTGCCATTATCTAATCTTTTAGCTTCAAATGTTATTAGCATTCTCTAATTGTTTTTTATAGTTTTCAATTTGTTCTTTACAATTAGATACATATACTTTATTCCAAATATTCATTGAAATAGTTTTTTCTAATCTTTTGATGTTTTCTAAAATTTCTTGACTTTTCATAACTTTTATTTTTTGTTTACTGCCTTATTGACCTTACAAAGATACGAACGTATTTTATATAAACAAGTTTCTGAACATTTTTTTTCACAATTATTTTCACAACTAAGTAGAACTACGTAGAAAGAACTAAGTATTTATACGTAAAAAAGCCACCTACAATCCAATGTGGTGGCTTGAAAATCTGCTGTAACGGTTGCTGATTTGTGTGCTAATATACTAAAAAATGTATTCGTTTAACGATTTTCTACCTTCAAAATAATTATAATGTATAAATCCGCTTTTACCCTTTTGAAAATTAGTAGCAACCCAATTAGAAGATGGACTAAATGCGGGATAATTTAAGTAACTGAATAAGTCAGAAGTTGAATTATCAAATAAATATTGGTGTGAATCTCCTTTTTCGAATATTATCTCATATCCTTTATTTAATAAATCATTCGCATTTAGATAGCCTATTATCTTTTTTTCTTGGTTAGCGTCTAGTTTCGGTTTAAATCCAAACTTCATATTATGAGTATCTTTTCCGTGGGTAGTTACAAAACATCTTTTACCTATAATCTCATAATCAATAAATTTCTTTTGTATAATTATATCAACATTATTATAAGCAAGTCCGCAATAAGTTTTAATAGCTGAAGCAAGAAAATAAGACATATCACCTGAATGGTTGTCATTTGTTATTATTCTTATTTTAACCTTTCTATAATTTGTAGCCATGCAATGTACTAATGTTAAATAAAATTCCATTCCTAAATCAAAACATTCTTGGTTGGACATATTCTGAGGTAAGCCATGACCGCCCCTTGTAGTTTGTCCATCTTGACCATCAAAGAAATCGCCTAAATCTAATATCTCTAATACATCACTTTTACGGTTATCTAAAGTGAATTGAAGCATTGTGTTTAAACGTTCTAAAACTATCTCTTTATTCCACTTTAAATCATATAACGATCTACCTTTATCGCTTGCATCCATTCCATTATGTACATCTGTAAAAACAAGTTTATCAAATAAGCACAAAGGAGTAATAAAGTTTGGTGTGTATTCTAACTTTTTAACATGACTAAAAATCTTTTCAAAATCTACTTTATCAATTACTTGTTCGACCTCACTTTTAAAATTAGGATTTTTAAAGAACAATGAAGCATCTTTAGATTTTAACCAACCATGTTTTACGTCTTTATCATTTACACCAATTTCATCTGAAGCGTTTTTAATTGCTCGATATTGTTTTATTACTTCAGTTTCATCTTCTGTTAATCTGATTCTTGGCGCATATTTTTTTCTTGCCATTATTTAAAGTTTAGGTAAATAAAAAAGCCTACGTTATGCAGGCTTAAACAATTTGTGATATTTCTTTAAGTGTTGTCTTTTCGTTTATTTCAATGCCATGATTAGCAAAGAAAGAAATAATCATATTCAAATAACTATTTCCAGCCCTTGCGCCTGTTGAATAAATCTTTACAAACCCTTCTAATTCACCACCGAAAAAGAACTCATAACCTGGTAAATAAGGCGACATTCCATAAGTCTTTTGGTTCTTAGCAATTTCTTCTGAATAGAACGGTTTAATAAATACTTTTTTACCGATTGGATAAACTCGACTTTGACCGTTTATAATTCGATTTAGATAGCTTACTTGTAATTCAATACCATCTTTTAAAGTCTTTAACGCTTTATTATTTCCGCTATCTGTATTTCCAATATTGCCCGGATTATTGCATCTATAAGAACGTGTGCCTTTATAGAATCCTTCCTTTGATGCCATTATAATGCAAAGTAATTTAATTCCTTTACTTGCTTCTACGGTTTCAATAGTTGGTAAATACTCGTTAATCATTTCTTTAGTGAATGAAATCTTAACGTTGTTTTTAATTGGCGCATCAGGAAACGAAGCACCTTTAAATGTTTTGTCTTTATATTTGTGTTCTGTCATACTATCACTTTTTAATCACATAAAATAAACTCGCTATAACTCCACGAAGATAAGCACCTAAAACGAAAGCAACAACTAACAGTAAATAATGATACCATTTAAATGCTTTACTATCTTGTTTGTTGGTTTGCTTAACATACTTAATCTTATATTTCGTTTGCCATTTAATTTGAGCCTTTTCTACTTTTGTTTTATAACGATATTCAATTCTAGTTTGCCAACGTGTTTTAGGCATTTCAATTTCAGGACAAATACACTCTACATTTCGGTAAACTATTGAATCTTTACCGTCAACTCCTTTTATTGTATCGGTTACAATTACAGTATCTCGTTTGCATTCAATCTTTCCACCATGTTTGATAAACTTATTATAGCCTTTTTGCGCTTGTTTAGCATCACTACAAGAAGCAAATGATAGTAGTACTACAATTGATAGTGTAAATGCTATTAGGATTGTTAGGAGTTGGTAAATTCTGGTCATCTTGGTTTAATTTTAAACTCAGTAATTTCATTTATTCCATCATCTGTCCATTCAAACGCTGAAACATCAATATCTTTTCCAAATTTTTCTTTTATATCAATTGCATATTTGGAGAATAAGATAAAATCTTGCATAATTCTTTCAAAGTTTTCATTGTTTGCAACTTCAAAAAAATCTTTAATGGTTTCAATTTTGTGAGTTTCGTTTGTCATAATCTATTTTTCGTTTAGGCAAATATAAACTTATTTTTCAATTTTCTTACTAAATGAATCTGTTATTTTAGAACCCATAGCAACACCTACTAAAACACACCATACATCGAATCTAAGACCGTTAAATACAAAATCAATGGTAGACATTACTAAACTTACAAACCATGCAGAAAACATCGTTAAACTAGTTCTGCTAAACTTACCCTCTTTTTTGAGTGTATCGTTAATTATTTGAATTATAATATTTTTCATTAAACAAACATAATTAAAAAACCCCACTTACAAAAATAAATGGGGCTAACAACCTAAACGATTTGACTAATGAACGGTTAAATGTAATAATTTTAAATAATATACTATACATTTTGCCGTTATTTATGTGGTTTTGTATAGTTTATTTTTCAATTAGTGTAATAAAAAAACCGAACTACAAATGCAATTCGGTTTAAAATCCCTAATAGAGTGAGTGAAATATTGTTTAAGTATTTAGATTGGCGTCCAATACTTTTACAAACATAACATAATTTTTTAATTCACACTATTATTTTTCTTATTTTGTTTGTCTTGGTAACGCTTAATAAAGTATTCAATTGCTTTGAAACCCATATAACCTAGAACAAATGCAAGTCCATAACCTAGCTTTTCAGGTATATGAAGCACCCACAACGCAAAAGGTGTTAAATAGTTTGCCGTTCCAATTCCTGTTAATACAGTAAGAACTTTTTGCCAAAATGTCATTTCATTTGGTTTTGATACGAAAGCAACACCACCAAATAAGCCTGCAATCATAAACGCTAAATCAACTCCGATGTCTTTTAAAAATAGGTAGGTTTCTTTCATTTCTTGTAATATAGGTAAATAGCAATAATGACTAAAGATAAGTATTCGCTCCAATTGAATACCATTGCACTATAAGTTATTTCATCTGTAAATGCGTTTAAAC